GACCCTGCAGGCGGAATCGCCGGTCAGAGATGACGATGACAACGCCATGGCTTCGATCTCCATCAATGAACCCTGCCAGCGCCTCGGCTCCCGCCAGCGGCGCGCTGGTAAACCCATACGGCTCCATATGCTCGACCTGATCCTTGACCTCCCCCGCCAGCAGCCGCACCTGAACGCTCTGCATCTTGCGAAGCGAGTCGGCCAAAGCCACAGTCCCGCGCACCAGTACGCTTTTGATATTCATGGTTTGTAATCCGCCGGGATCAGATATTCGAAGTTGTCGGTCGACTTGGCCTTTCTGAGCTTGCGCTTTTCGTAAGCGTCATTTGGCTCTGGCAAAAACGCCTCAGGCGGCGCGACACTGATCTTTGCAGTGGTGCCCTGATCGCTCAGCTCATAGCTGATCTCGCTGATCAGCATGTCGCGGTCAAACCCGATCAGCGGATCGATAAGCCGCACGATCATGTTGTGTCGCCACAACTGGCCGTTGCTCTGCCGCCATCCCTGAATCGTGTAATTGACAGCCAGCGCCTTGGCGACCGCGTTGGCTCGCTCCCACACCACCCGATCGCGGGCGATGGTCGGCGTCAACTGACCAGACTGCTTGATCAGCTTCACCCGGCGCCGAGTGATCCGCTCATCCTTGACGCTGGCTGATACCTCTGTCGCGGGCTCACCGAACAGATCATCGTCGCCGCTGCGCTGGCCCTTGGTGATGTACTCGGAGAACACATTGGAAAAATCCAGGTTTGTGTCGCCGGTCAGAATGTTTTTGCCAAGCTCCAGAGTATCGACGGCGCGGCCGGCACTGCCTGGGCTTGCGATCACCAACCGACCGCGTGCGTCATCCGTGCTGAACAAGCGCGAAGGGGTCAGCAGTCGATCAATACTCTCGAACGCAGTTTCACCTGGCTCGATAGTGTGATCCTCCAGCCCGACTCCCACTGCTGCTTCGTTCACCACGCTGATGCTGTACTCCGCAGCAATGGCCGCGATGATGCTTTGCACGCTCTGCCCTTTCCACTGGCCGGGTTTGTTCACGGCAGCGCAATCCACCAGGTCCGCCGTTCTGGACCGCCCGGTGATAGTGAGTGTGATGCTCGCGCTGTCATAACGAATCGGCGTGGTGAAAACGTATCCGGTCAGGATAAGGTCCTGGCCGATGCGCACTTCCGCCAACTCCCCTTGCTGAATGCGCACGGGGACATCACCGCCGCCCGGCCAGCGCCAGGTAATCGCCAGATTGAAGTCCCGCGCCTGACGCTCCAGTCCAGCGCCAATGCTGACGCTTTTCCAACCGGCATAGTCGTGCCCGCCGATGCTCAGCGTAACGATGTTCAAAGGGTCCATATTTAGCTCTTGGCGATTTGCAGGTCCGTAGCAGGTACGAATCCAGGATGACGAACACGGTTACGTGCAACGATTTCACTGCTGCGCGTGGCGTCTCCGTACAGCAAGTGCGCCAGGACTAGTGAAGGCACGTTGTCGAGTGGTCTGTATGTACGCAACCAGACGCCACTGCGTGCGACCTCTGTCAAATGGCGATCCACGGCCAGGCGTGTATCGCTCAACACGCTGAAATGCGCCGGAGGGCTGCTGCCAGCGACGGACCACAACGCCTCACTCACAGCATCGCGTACAGCGATGATGTCATCCGAGACAGGCACTGAGCCCGTGGCAACATCCGTAGAGCGTGTCACCCCAGAGACCACCACTGAGGAGCCCTGCTGTGCGAGCTGAATATCCAGCGTGGCTGGATCCGCAGCGCGAACAATACCGGCAACGGGCAGCTCGGCCAGATCAAGAAGAATATCCAGCAGCGCCGCATCCTGTATGAGCCCAATCACAGCGACCTGAACCGCACGAACCTCAGGATCGTCGGCGATCGAGGCCGACTCCTGTAGCGATGCCAGCGCCTCAGATTTCGAAGAGACCCCCTTTATGGTGCCGTCGGCACCGTAGCCGCTGAAGGTTCGCTCGATGCTGCGAATGTCGCTCAAGAGACTGGCAGCGAATGCGTCCGGCGCGTTGACGACGGAGTACACCAATGAATCCAGATCAGATGCCAGAGACGTGAGCGGCTTGAGAAAGTTGATACCAAACGCATAGACCCCAGACACTGCCGTGCGAATTGCATTGATACGCTGCCGCGCGAGATTTACTGGGGCCATGGCGTCGCTGAAACGCTTTTTGATCGACTCGAAAAGCGTCGGCTCATGCGCAACCAGTTGGCGGCGGGTGTTCGGTGACTGCACCGGGAACTCAAGCATGCTGTCCACGAACAACAGACTGAACCGCACCACGCCCAGCTCGTTGCGAGCATGGGCGACTTCACATTCGCCCGCTGTAACGGTCATGCGGCCGAACCAGGGGTGCACAAGCTCACCCGGGCCCGGCGTATCTAGTGCTGCGAGTAATCGATCCCGTTGCGCGAGGCAGTCATCCCCGATAACAAAGCCAGCGAACTGATAGCGGCGTGTCGTCCGGCCCAGATCTTCAACGTATGGCTGATCGCGCTGCGGGTATTCGTGAACCTGAGTACGACGCCCAACAGGGACGCTGTCCGTATCCACCCAGAAAGGCACCCCTCGAAAGGATGCCACCTGCCGGCGGTCGCGCCATTCACTCATTGCTCCCCCCTCCCAATGACCGGTATCCAACCTTCGGCGTGATGGAAAGGCCAGGCTGGTTTGTTTTCGCAGGGTCGACACGCATCCCTTGAGGCGCATTGTCAAACTTCACCACAAGCGCGCCATCGAGCTGCGTTCGGTTGTTTGCAGCCGCCTGCTGTATCAGGGCACCACTACCCCCTGCCGCTCCAACGCCCGGGAGCGTCGGCGCCAACGGAGTTACCAGCGCGCCCGAAGGCTGCAAGGATTGTGAAACCCGCTGAAGCGCAGCGGTCCCGGACCCGATCACCGATTTGGCACTGCCATCGCCTCCAAACACACCGCTGAACTTCTGACTGATCCAGGCCCCCGCACTCATGAGAGGCTCTATATAAGGCCGGATGCGCTCATACATCCCCTTGAACCAGGCGACGATGGGTTCCCAGTTGCTGGTGATAATCCCCAGAGGGCCGAATCCCACTGCCGTCTTGAGGAAATCCCAGCCTTTGGCAGCGAGCGCAACCACTACATCCCACAGCGCCGAAAAGAAGCCGGTCAGTGGCTCCCAGTTTTGGATGATCATGCCGAGCGGCGTCCATGCAAACACTTTCTTAAACCAATCCCACAATGCCATTGCCGGCCCCCTGATCTTTTCCCAAAGCGCCGTGAAATAAGGAGCAACCGTTGACCAGTTGGCAATGAGCAACCCTGCCGCAAGCGCGATGCCGCGGACGATTAACCCGACCGGGCTCATGCTTGCCACCGCGCTAAAGATCTTGGTGGCAACCGTCGCAGACATCACCGCTACCCGCAGCACTGTGAAGCCAATGGCCGCGCCCAGCAGACCTTTCACAAGGAAGGGATTCGCCTCGGCAAAAGCGCCCACCTGGCTGATCATCGGTCCAATGGTTGCCAGCGCTTCATTTAGTGCCGGCAGAAAGATCGTTCCAAGCGATATACCTACACTGGTGATCCGGTTGCGTAGGAGCTGCATGGCGTTCGCAGTGGTCGCCGAACGGGAGGCGTACTCTTGTTCCATCGAGCCCGTGTACTGCGAGGCATCACCGGCACTACGGAAATTTTTGCGAAGCAGCTCAAGGTTGGTCAGCATCGGGGCAATGGCCCCCACCGACTCGGTACCGAACAACTCGGTCAGGATGGCCGACTGTTTGCTCGGGTCTACCTTTGCAATGCGCGCAAGGACATCCTCAATTGTGCCTTGAGCATCTTTTTGCATGCTGACGGCTACTTTCTTGGTGTCCAGCCGCAGCGCCTTGAACGCCTGCTGTTGCTGCTTGGTGGCTGCCGCGCCTTTTGTGAGGGTCAGCATGAAGTTTTTCATACCGGTAGCCGCTACCTCACTGGGAACACCCACCCCGGCGAGCGTTGCCCCCATCGCAGCGATCTGGCCTGACGCCAGACCGGCGATTTCGCCTAACGGACCAATGCGCGTCACGATGTCCGATATCTGTTGCGCGGTAGCCGGGCCGTTGTTGCTCAGATAGTTGATCTTGTCGGCCAGCGCCACGACTTCAGGCTGGGTCAGTTTGAACGAAGTCCGCCACTTCGCCATCATGTCGCCGGACTGCTCAGCCGTCTGGTCGAATGCGATACCCATCTTCACAGCGTCGGTCGCGAATGCTTTCAGCTCTGCGCGGGGAATCGAGGCCTGTCCACCTGCCGCCACGATTTGCGCGATTCCCTCTGCAGTCATTGGCAAAGCTTCGGACAGATCGAGCACATCCTTGCTCATTTGCTTGAACTGCTCTGGCGTATCGAAATTGACGACCTTTTTGACATCGGCCATCGCCGATTCAAATTTGACGGCCTCGTTGATCCCGGCCACGAATGGTGCGGCAAAAGCACCACCCTGAACGATGTCCGAAAAGCCAATCTTGCCGAGCCCGGTCTTTTCCAACTGCTTGCGAAAGCCCGCCACGTTCTTGCGAATACCGGCGAGCGTCGGCGAAAGCTTGTCGACGCCGGTAATCAGCGCCTTGAGCTGAAACTTATCTGCCATGGTTACCCCGTTGCGCCGGCTGCGTTGATGCGCTGGGCGTGCTGCAAACATTCCTGCAGCACGTCCAGCGGGCGATTCATCATCAGTTCAGGATCGACCTTCCAGAACCAGGCAAGGTCGTAAACGGCGTTGATCATCTGATCAAGCTCAGCTACGCCGTCATCGCTCCCGTGGCAGCCGGCGTCATGAAAAAACCTACCATTGACCAGGCCAGCGTGTTGAGGTCGTTCAGGTCCAGCTGATTGACGGAGGAAGCCGGGATGCCGGCGCAGATGGCGATGTATTTCATGGCGACGTCGAGATCGATTTTCACTGCCTCGTCGGTATCAACCTTGTAGGGCAGCGCCTTGATCGCACGGCATTCAGCCACCGTTGGACGTCGCAGCGTCACCTGGGTGACCTCTTCGCCGTGAGCGGTGATCGGCGTGTTCAGAACATGGGGCTTTTCACTCATTGCCATACCCCTTTGGTGCCGTTCCATTCGAAGTCAATGGTGCCGTCATCGCCCTTCGCTGCAGGCTCACCGACGATGTATGCACCAGAAAGCACGTAGACCCGGCCATTGCCATATTCGACGGTGATCGTCGAGTCGGTGGCGTTCACCAGTTGCTGAATCGGCAGGTCAGGATCATCGACCGCTGTCAGCTTGACGTAGGCCGGAAGGTCTTCTTCCTTGAAATACCCTGGCGCGACCGTCTCGCGCTTCTTGTCACTCAATGGCGTCTCCACACCGCCGGTGACCGTGAACTGCGTACCGTCTACCTTTGCGTAGACGGTGCCAGCGACTTTTCTTCCCATTTTTGTTTCCCCACAAAAAAGCCCGCACTAGGCGGGCCATGGATGTTCGTCGGCTCAGACCGCTGCGTATTGCTGCCGGAACTGGTACTGCAGCGCGAAAATGCGCATCTGGTTGACCAGGTCAGGCGGATACAGCACGTTCAGACGGTTCGGGTTAGTGGCCGAGCGCTCTACGACCAGGTACTTGGCAAAGGCTTCCGCGTTTTCGAGGATCCCCAGCTGCTCCAGCTCGAAGAACCCCGCGATCAGCTCTGCACGAATCACGTTCGGCGTCACGATCGCCTGCCCGGCACCAAACCGCGTGCCGTCATCAGCAAGCTTGTGGCGTCCGTATTTACTGGTGATCCGGCCTTTCAGAAACTTGATCACATAGGCCGACTGGTGAAGCGTCTCGCTATCAAGATACGAATCGTCCGGCTGATCGAACGCATTTTTCTGGTAGGTGGTGACCGCCCGTTCGATGCGTACAGCGCCACCCGAGTAATACGCCGTGGCGATACCATGGGTCAGCAGCGACTGGCGCTCCGAAAGGATGAAGCGCTGGCCCGCGGGTGCCGGGCTGATGCCCGTCAGTTCGCCCGACTGTGTGGGCCGCGCCGGATCTGCCGAGATGAAAACAGCGGTCCGCGCCGTGAAGGCTGCTGCTGCCATCCAGAAGGGGTCTGGACAGCCGACTTCGAAGCCGTACACCGTGCAGTGCTGGTCGTTTCGCCCGGTGCCGAACGCCACTGCCTGTCCCAATGTGCCGCGCTTCGCGCTGTAGACATGCCCGTACAGCTGCTGGGCCCAACTCCAGCGACCGCTCGTATCACCCATGAACTCCTTCCAGGCATCGAGCGTGGTCGTGTCCGACCAAGGCGAACAGATAAACTCGAACGGCTCATCACCCAACACCCCCAGTGCAGCCGCGATTTCAGGCGAACCGGTACCACCTTGCATCGAGGTGACTACAATGGTCAGACCTGCCGGAGTGAACTCGCCGTTCCCGCGACCCAGACGGTTCATCATCAGGGAGATGTCGTTACCGCTCTCGCCTGACCATTTACATGTGAGGGTGATCACACCGGCAACGGCAGCAGCAACCACAGCCAAGCCTGCAGCATTCACCGCTGCAACAATCGCAGCAGCAGCTACGGTCGGGGTCGCTCCTTTGGCCACGGTCGCTCGCACGCGCGTCGAACCGACATAGAGGCTTACGGTACCGGACTCGGTTGCGGTACCCGTCACCGTGATTGTGCCTGCTGCCTTGGCCCCAGTGCCCTTGAGCGGGAGCACCCACAACTCACCAGCGGGGTCAGATTTGCGGAATGTCTCGTACACCTGAGCAAGCATCGAGCCCACACCACCGATGCTTTGAGCCATGGCGAGCGTGGAGGCCAACGTGAGCTTACCGATCTCGTCAGCGCTAGCGTCGTCGTTGACCTGGGCGACAAGCAGGCGCGGCATGGAAGATGACGCGCTGTTCGCCTGGCTATTGTCGACCTCTGCGTAGAACAGCGGTACCCGAATATCGCTGGGGATTTGATTAAAGCTGACGCTCATTCGGCCTTGCTCCCATTCGTAGGATTGGTTTGAGCCTCGGCCTTCACGACCGGCTCCGCCGGCGCCTTGGCTTCGACCACATCTTTGTCACCCAGACGTCGCTGCCAGTACGCCGTGCCAGGCACCCAGCCCCCAGTCTCCGGCAGCAGCCTGCCGCCCGACTCAGGATCGGGGACGGCCCGGCCCTTGGCCGGCTTCACATAAATTCGTGTCACTGGGGTAGTTCCTCGTGTAATTGCATTTCGATGCGACCATCAGGACCAATGTCGGCCCGGTTCTTGTCGAATACTGGCTCGATAAAGTCGACGTCGATGTCGAGCCCCTCCAGCGGTGGCAAACCGTCCAGTTCGCGCTCATGCCACGTTTCGGCCGGCTCGTCCTTGCGGTTGCGCCCTAACTGGAAAGCGGCAGAAAAGCCGTAGCGATAGATCACTCGGGCCCGATTGATATGTACCAGCGCACCTCCGTCGTACTCCATGAGGTCGTAATCAACATCCGGAACCCAACCCACCAGCGCCCGCCAGAGCTCCGAGCGAATGGCGTGCAGAAGGTCGTTGGCCGCCTGACCGCGCTCGTCCGCTGTATCGAGCACGACTACCACGTCGATCTCATCCGTGATGTCTTGCCGGATGGCGTTTTCCATTCCGTTGGGCAGAGCCTGATCACCGGTGGCGATAACGTACGCCGATGGGTGGCTGAGCTTTGAGCTGGTGGCAACGGCGTCCCAGTCAATCCCTGCACTGACGCGGCCCGAGAACGCAGGGCAGTTCGCTCGCAGATGAGCGACAATTGGAGTAATTTTCATGCGTGTTCCAGATCGATAGCGGTCAGTCGAGTGCCGCAGCGAATGCCGCAGCGAGAATCGCCTGCACCTGTGAATTTGAATCCTGCAGCGCATCGGCCATGTAGTTGTCGCGGGGCTTGATGCGCCACTCACCGGCTGCACGAATCGCCAACGCAGCGGCCCGCACCCCGGCCCCTCGCCGATTGGATTTGCCCTTTCCCTGACCGGGCGCAAGCTTGGCAAGACGCCGGCCCTGCTTGACACCGTAGTGCAGATACGCAGGATAAAACTCCTTCATCGCAGCGGTCTTGCGCGGCGCAATCTTCACCAGGAAACCGGAACGGGACACCTTGAAATCGATGGACTCAAGCGTGGTCCCTGTGCGGTTCACCGGGTAGCCATCCTGGCCCTTACCGAGCGCCAGGTTCATCTGTGCTCGCTGTCTGACCAGTTGACCCGCCTTACGCATCCCTGCACGGATCTTTCGCTTGTCAAAGGCGTCCCGCTCGAAGCTATCGAAACCTTCAACGTGGATGTAGCCGTCCAACGAGGCCGAGTTAGCCATAAACCCCTCCCGTTACCTTGATCGAACCGAGCTCTTCAACTTCGAGCACCGAGAACCGGTGGCCACCGTTCAGGTCCGAAACCCGCCGGATGCGGTACAGCTTTTTGCCATGCAGTGCTTCGTGCGCATCGCTCAAGCCATCCAGGTAATACAGCGTGATGCGGTGCGTCACCTTGGCGTCGATCTGCACCCCGGCGCTGTACGTGGCCGCACCGACGGGCTCGATCTTGGCCCAGCGCTTCTTTTCTTCCGTGAAGATGGACTCCAGTCCGTAATCAGGCGCGGGCTGATCTTCGCGTAGGCGCAATGTAATGCGCCGGTCGAATTCACCGGCGCCGGGTTCGCGCAATGCCATGGTCAGAACCTCGGTGGGACGGTGATATCAGCCAGCAGCGTGTCGAGGAATGAGCGCGGAAGCTCGAACAGTGTCTGCCCGAACACCAGTGTTTCCCGCTGCTTGTACGCAGTGGCAGCTGACATCAGCATCCAACTGCGCACGCCAGGGTGCACGTCGAGATCGGTTCCGGCCTGATATTGGATGCGCAGCGCACCGGAGGGACGACCGTTAGGGAAGTCCAGGAAGTCTTCATGGCTGCCCTTGCGCAAGCGGAACGGAACCGGCTGATCAGAATCGGAGCCGTCTGCGTTGAGCAATACGACTGAATCAATCTGAATCACCTGGCCCCGGTCGAGCGCCTGGCCTGCTGCGAAACTTGCGGGCCAGTGCTCTTCGTAGGTCGCCCGACGCACGCCGGCGCCGGTCTTAGTCTCGGCCTGCGCCGTGACGCCGGGGATGATGACCTCCTCGACCAGCTCGGGCTCCATGTCCTCGGGTTCGATACGGCAGTGAAAGGCAACTTCCGCCAAGGTCAAAACCGGGTCGCCGATGTATGCGATACGGCGCGCCATGATTAGGGCTTCACATCGTCATCGACGACGTTCGGGTCGACCTGATCCGGGACCGGGTTCGGCTCTTCTTCCTCTTCCTCTTCCTCCTGCTCTTCTTCCACGTCGTCCGTGACAGTGGAACCGGTTGATGGCTTGTTAGCCGGAGCTGCGGGCTTTCCACCGGTGCCTTTTTTACCTTTCTTCAGGATTTCGGCCACGCCGGAATCGACCAAGTCTTTTGCCCGTACCGCCTCAAAACCTGCCGTTTCGCCCAAGGCGTAGCCGCGCCACGACTTGAGGAACGTGACGATCGTCAATTTGCTCATGATTGCTTCCTCAGATGCCGGCCCCGAACGTCGGGGCCGGTGATTACATGCCAGCGCCCCACTTGACCTTGATACCGACCACGATGCTTTCAACGTGGCGAGGGCCGAAGTCGTGCTTGGCGATTACACGTACCAACGTCTGATCGCGCTGGAAGGTGCTGACCATGTTGCCGTTGGCGTCCTTGTAGGAAGCCTCCTTGCTGAAGTCGATGACCAGGTCCATGTCTTCGCCAATCATGCAGTCGGCGAAGTTGACGAAGTAGATTTCCGACTCGTCTCCGTTGTCGCCAAGGTTCACCGGGATCTGGTTGCTCAGGCCGACCTTATAGCCCTTGAGCATGCCCTGCTCGATTTCCGGATAGGCCTTGTTGCCGTTGCCATCGCGCAGCGATTGCAGCCAGCGGAGAGTGCGCGGCGCCATCAACCAGCCACACGCTTTCATCTGCACGTTGGCGGTTTCGACACGCAGCATCATGCCGCCCAGAAACAGGTCAATCTTCTCCAGCGTGATGCCGACAACATCTGGTGCAGTGACCAGGTTCTGAGGCAGTGCCCAGTAACGCGCACCTTTCGGAGACAGACCACCGTCCCCATCAGAGCGAATGAAGTGCAGGTCTTCCGACAGGCCCATACTCACAGTCAGGTCATTAGCGACCAGCTGATCGACACGCTGGTTGACGCCCGACATGCGCAGCAGATCGTTCGACACAGGCACCAGCGCCGCAGCTTTTTTGCTCGACAATTTGGTGTCCGCGAACGTCATCCCGGTCAGCGGGATATCAGTCTCGGTGCCGATGTAGGTCACCACGGTGTTGCCGGTGATGCGTGGCATGGTGAGGTTGCCGTTGTTCAGCGGCAGACTGATCACGCCCATGCTGCGCATGATCGATGTCGGGCGCAGCGCCTCAATAACTTCGCTTGCGAAGTTTTCGGGCACCAGTACGCCACCGGCGCCGGGCGTGACGGTGGACAGCGCCATTTCGATATCGCCACCGAAACCGCCGGTTTTCGCCAGTTGAGCGGCTTGGTGTTGGTTACCCTGAGCTGCGGCCAGCAGGCGCACCATCTGGGCCATCTTGGCGCCCGCGACTGGCTTGGCCGTGTACGGGCCTTCGATCCGCCCACCGGGCGGGCTGTTGTTGCCTTGGGCGCTCTCGGTGAGTGGTACCGCCGTAGCCGCAACCAGGCGCTCAGCCGTTTCAGCCCGCACGATTTTTTCGGTGAGTGCGGTGATCTGTGCCTCCAGCTGGGTGAATTGGCCCAACTGTTCGGTCGACAGGCTACCGCCTTCAGCCTCGACTTTCGCCAAGGCCTGGACCTGTGCGACCAGTCCAGCGCGTTCGCTGCGCATTTGAAGTACAAGGGACATGTTGCCTCCTGGGCATAAAAAAACCCGCGCTGGGCGGGCTTCGGTGACTGCCGCGAACGCGGTCAGAGTGTGGATTGCATGGTCAACGCGGCTGCGCGGACTTGAATGCGGTTAACTTGGCGGTTGGCCCGGTTCAACGCGACGGATCGCGACAGATCATCGACGGCGTCCTGCGGGCTTTGAAGACGATCAGCCAGCCCGGCAGCGATGCCTTGCTGACCTCGAAACAGTCCCGCTTCGGTCGCGATGACTTGTTGCACGCTCAGGCCGCGATAGTCGGCCACCGCGTTCACAAAGAGCTGATAGCTCTCCTGCACAACGTCATTCAGGTACTTCAGGGACTGCTCCGACAGCGGCTCATGAGGACTGAGGTCGTTCTTATGCGCGCCGGCATACACCGTCGTCACCTTGACTCCCATACCCTCTTCCTGCTTGGAGCGGTCCATGTGACTGGCGATCACGCCGATGGACCCGACGCCGCTGGTCTGACTGACTACCAGTTCGGAGCAGGCCGAGCCAATTAGGTACCCACCGCTGTACGCCATGTAGTTGACGATGCCAGTGATGGGTTTCTGTTGAGCCATGGCGCGGATGTCTGCCGCCAGCTCAAAAGCACCAACGGCCGAGCCACCAGGGCTGTCGATATCGAGCACGACGCGCTCGACCATCGGATCAGCGACGGCCTGCCGGATCTGAGCACGCAGGCTTTCGTAACTGGTCATGGTTTCGCACATGCTGATGTGGCTGCCACGACTGACCAGCACACCACTGACCGGTATTACTTCAATGCCGGTAGAGGCGATGGCTGTGCGGCGCTGCTCTTCCTGCATCGCCAGACGATCAATCCCATCGTCATCCCACATCTGCGGGCCGGCGACCGCGCCGATGTTGACGATGTTCAGGCTCATCGCCTGGTTGGCCCAGCGGACGCCGAGATCCAGCATGTCAGGCGTCACCAGCAGTGGCTGATTGAACAGCAGGCTGGACGCTCGCAGGTAACTTTTCATTGACTGAGGATCCTCGTGATTTCTTGGTGCTGGGACTCCAGCTGCGCCCGCACTGCTGGGTTGTTTGCGTCAGGAAAACCCTTGCTGGTGTCCGACATGTTTAGCGGCTGCAGATAGATATCGCCGCTCGGAATGGGGGGCATGTTCTCCAATCGCCGAACGTCGTTGATCGAAAGCCAACCCCATTGCCTGCCGATGGCGTACGCCTCGTATCGGCTCTTCTGATCGCCACGTAGCAGGCCGGACAGGTTGAATTCGATGAAGTAGTTCTTGCGGTCACCGGGCAGCAGGAAGTCCCGCATCATCGACTGTTCGTGACGCTTGACCCACGGCAGCAGGGCGAACACCACGAACTGGATCATCAGTTGCTCCAGCGTGTTGTAGTTCGACTTCTCCAAGTCGTTCACCATCGGCAGCGGAATTTTGTAGATCCGCGCCACATCGGTTCCGGTGACCTTGAGAATGCCGACCACCTCCGCGTCGACGTTGTTCATCGACACCGGCTTG